CTTCACCTTAATTTTGGGTCGACACGGTTCGTGCCAACATCTCTCCACCACTTTGTTTTTATAGAACAAAGAAACTACCCCTCCAATTTAGATTTTGCAACAACAACTTCAGCCATGGTTATGTCCTTGTTGGTCCCCAAAACTAATGACTCTTTTAACATATTAAAGGGAATATGTATCAAGAAATCCTTCCCATTAAAAGTTGAAAAGTCTTCTTTAAGAGTCAGTGATGAGTGAATCATGTTTAAGAATATTTTAAACTGAATCTCATCAACAAAAGTTTCATTTAACAGTTCCCCGTGCTTAGGGTGAACAAGTAGTATATTTTTAATTGTTGCCATATCTTCTACAAATATAAAAATAATATTTCAATATTACAAATAATTCCAAGTAATTTTTTTAACTACTATTTCATCAATATCTGATATACCAAAATATTTTAATTCTTCTTTAATTGTTGCGTCGATGAATCTTCTTATGTATCTATTTGCACTTCTAGCGTGATTTTTTTGATATTGAGTTGAGTAAACCCAATAATCACATTTCATATCAACAATCACATCAAATTCATAAATGTATTTTTTGTAAGTGCGATACTTGTTATATCCGTCTGAATATTTTCTAATATTTGTTATTTTGACAACAGTGTTGTTATACTCACTCCATTTATATAAATTAACTAATTTAAAAATGTTTTTACACAAAAATTTTTTGATTAATGATATTTGTTTGTCTTTTACTAATTCTCTTTTTTCCATACCACAAAGATATATAAAAAAATGAATTGCACAAAAAAATGGATAATAATATTTTACTATCCATCAATTTTTTTACCGGTGGCTCCATTAAAAAAAAACGCTGAGATTACACGTTTGTGTGAGAACCTTTAGAGTCATTATTGTTTCTACTCTTATCCACCATCTTTTGAATGGTATTTCTCAGTGACGATTATTTAGGTGAATCACTCCTTGAGGTCTAAACTACTCTCTTATTACTCAACTCTCTTCGAGGATGCCTCCCCAACTAATCCTTGCGGGATTAGAGGTCTTTTGTAAAAATACACTCAGCCTTGGGAGCTTTATGTGCCGTGAACAACTCACGACTATGTAGTCACCTTTCGATTAGACCTGACGGACACTTTTCCTTATTTAAAATTAATAGTTAATAATAATTAAGTTTTGTGTCGTGGATTGTGAAAGTAGTGGTCCGTCACGGGCTCTATTATCTTTTGAACAATAGAATACACAACTACTCTCTGAAATGTCCCCATTTCCATATTTCAAGACTACTTCGAAACTAACTCCTTGGTGGGAGTCGGTCAAGGTCAATAACAGCACCACCTGTACATCAACATACCTTTCGGTTTTAAGTATCCTCTAATAATGGAACTCGCAATAAAAGTGTTGGAACACTTTGTTTTGCAAAATTCCTACGAGTTATTCCTATTGGTGTTCCCACCTCAATTAGACGACCCACATCGCCCAATCATCTAACCACTTTCCCTACAGCGTTGCCCTCGGTACTAAAGGTTAAACGGTATCCCGCTTGTGTACTCGACCTCGATTATCCGAAGACAACCAAGACGCAAATCAATTACACTTTTGATTCACTTTATCCCACTTTCGTGGTTTATTTTAATGGACCATACACGGCCCATTGAACTCTTCGTTTCACAAATTTTAAAGAAAAGGGGGTTAATCTTTTTTTTTTAAATTTTGTTTGAACAATTTGTTCGTTTTAAATTTCAAAGAACGTTTGTGATTTGAATACTGAGTATCTTTCATCACCTATAAGTTTCAAATCTTTTACAAATTTATGTATTTAATTTGAGACTGTCAAGTTTTTTTTAAACTTTTTCTACAAAAACATCTTCAGTTCCGTAGTAGTTTGCTCTCACACTTGCAAAGACTTCATTTGAAGTATAAAGTTTTCTTCCTTTATCGTCAAAATAATAAAAAATCTCTGAAATGTTGATTAAATCTTCACTCATACTTTCAATTTTTCAAATTATACAATGGGTCGTTTCCCAATTGTTTTACAAATCTAATACTATTATTTTGATTTGTCAAACATTACAATAAAAATTTTTTGATTTTTTTGTGATAAATATAAATATATCTAAGTTTACAAAAAGTTACAATTCAAGAAAATAAAAATCTTTTACGTCATCTGAATAGTGTAAATCGTATCCTAAATTTTTATATAAGTTTTGTGCGGTATTGTTTTCTCGATGAGTAATTAAAGTACAATACTTAAATCCTTCCTGTTTAGATACATCGTGAGCCAAATTCATAATTTGTTTTCCAAAACCATTTCCTCTAAAATTTTCATTTACATATACATCGTAAATGTATGTGGTGTTGTCCCTATTAAAAAAGTTTTCATCACAATTTTTTTTGCACCAACTTTTTTCTTCATATAATCTAGGTATGTCATAATCTAATTCCCACCCATTATCAAAAGATACTACATTCGCATAACCAATTAAATTTTCATCTAAACCCATAATTTTGATTTTTTTCCCAAAAGTATTTTTAGTTTCCCCCTCAAATAAAATATTAGTTGGAATCTGACTACTTTCAAAAATATTCATCATAGATTTCATTCTTGATATTTCTTCGTGTAGTTTCATTTTTAATTAACTATTTTCAATTTTTTTATTTAAAATATCCACAAAAGTATTTTTCATATCTTTTACTAAATCCGAATAAGTTCTTTTTGGTGTGTTTTCCATTTCATCTTCAAAGTTTATACCTTCTCTTCTTATCTGATTAAGAGCGGCTTCAATTTGTTTTTCTGACAACTTTCTAAATCTTAAAAGTTTTTGTTTAATGTCTTTAACAAAATTATTATCTCCTTCGTAATTTGCAATCGGTAATGTTTCTTCAGGTAAATCTTTAGTGTATGGTTTATCATATCCACTATATAAGAAGTTTATTCCTGATATGTTGGTAATACATTTATGTCCTCCTGAATTTGCTTGTAAAAAGTCATAACCATTAATAGTTTGTTTTTCAGAATCAAATGAAGGCATTTTACCATATAATGCCATCATATCTTTTGATGTGAAACCAACTGACTCAGGTGTCGCCTCTCTTTCTGAGATTCTTTTAATAATTCTAAAACTTAGTATTTCTTTTTCTAATTCAGGTCTAAACTTCTCTAAAACCTCATCTTTAATTTCACCTAAGTTTATACCTTTAAGTGCTCTTTCTTCTTTAAATGGGTTGCAAGATGCTTGAACCATACCGACTTGCCCACCAAGACCAGTCACTAAAAAGTCAGCGTCAGGGTGTATTCTAAATGGTACATATCTATCATAAGAACCTTTTCTCATACTACCAAGACCAAATTGTGAAATAACATTTCCTGTTTTTTCTATTGCCCCTTCTTTTTGTCTTGCTTGTAAGAATTTTTCTTGGTTTTGTGTCATGGTTTCAATAGATGCAAAATCTTGGTCTTTTGCCATTTTTTTGATATTAGTAAGAATACTAATTAATGATGGTTTCGAGTTCATTACTAAACTTTCCATGAAGTTAGGATTATTTTTATAAGCCAAAAGTAACTTATTAACCACCAATCCCATTAACATTTTATTTTGTTTTAATGAACTGTCTTTGTCAAATTTATATAAGAAGTTCATTACCATTTCTGGAGTTATTTTATTAACAGCAAAGTTTGCAGAATCAACAGTTGATATTAACATTATATCGTCAGATGGGAATATTTCTTTAGGGGATATAACTTGTGATATTGTTTCAACATTGGACCTTGCGTGTCTAAAACTTGTTGCAGTATCGTCTTCAACGCCAGCTTGACTATCGTGATGGTCTGTATGAATAACAAACATTGGTTTACCGTGTGCAAAATCCACAAGTACTGGCATCACATCACCCTCACCTTCAGGTTTTTTAATTGCAAATTCTTTTGTTCCATATTGAATAACTTCGCAATCAACCACATTAATACCATTTTGTTCCAAATAGTTTTTCATGGCAATTGCAGTTGTAACACCATCTAAGTCTTGATGAAAATAAATTTTAGCCTTTTTGTATCTTTTAGCAATATTTTTAATATCTCTAATTCCTGATTCTTTAATCAGCATTCTAAATTGACTTTCAGTTATAATAATTTTCATATTAATAAATACCAATTAAAATAAAAAACCCACTATAATGGTGGGTTTTCTTGTAGAGTTTCTAATGTTTTGAAGTATTCAACTCTTGTTCTTGCAATATTTGTATAATTTTCACTTAGTTCTATTCCCAACCATCTTCGGTCAAGTATTTGTGCGGCAACTAAACTAGTACCACTACCGGCAAATGGGTCCATAACTATATCGTTCTTGTAGGATAGTATTTTAATCGCTTTGGTTGGAATGTCCATTGAGAACGTTGCCTTGGTGAGTGATTTAGTATCTGCAAAGTAATTCCACTGACCAAACACGAGTTCCATAAACTCTTTCTTATCGTTTTCTTCATAAACATTTTTAGTTCTTACAATACCATCTTTATTTTCAACCTCGGTGGGGACCCCTTTCCATTGTGGTTCTCCTTTAACTTTTTTAATATGATGTTTTTTATATGCCAAAATAACACACTCTTTTGGGTTGTAGATATAAGGTGATGATGGGCTCATCCAAGAACCCCAAGCTGTAGTTTTACTTCTATGTGGTGATTGTTCTTCAAGGTCGACAATACCAAAAAAACCAAATCCAATTTCTTTCATGATTTGCCACATTTCAGAAACAAAGAAAATTCGTCCACCTTTTTTCTGTCTATTAATTTCATAAGGAATATTGAGACTTATTCTACCATCGTCTTTTAATACTCTGTACGTTTCACTTAACCACGCCTTTGCAAACTCAACATATTCTGTGAACTCAACATCATCTTCATGTACGTCATAATCAATTCCCACACCATAAGGTGGGCTTGTAACAACCAAATCAATACACCCTTCTGGTAATGTCTTCATTACCTCAATACAATCACCGTTTATTATTTTTCCAGTTTCTATCATCTTAAAATATCATTTTTATTACTTCACTAATTAACATCCATGTCATCATTAACCAAAATAAAATTATACATCCCGCAATAATTCTATATCTTCTTTCTATGTTTTTTTTAATTTTCATACTAATTGTGCTATTATTTGTGCTAATTTATATCCCGTAAATGCTCCCGCTGCCGCTGAACCAGGTAATACAACGAATTTACCTAACATGGTTTCATATTTTTTTCTATTAACAATGTAAGAAATCAATACGTAATAAACAATATAGTTAATTAAAACCATAAAGTCCAGTTCTTTTGCCGCAAAAACTACTATTGAATTACCTAAAAATCCCCACATAAAATTTATAAGGGTTTCTCTTAATAATTCGTTTGGTGTTGTAAGAGCGTCCCAAACATTTATTTCTTTATCAAGACCTGTTTTCTTTTTCAAGCGTTTCGATGTGGTGTTGAAGGTACCAAAGGGCTTTTCTGAGGTCTTCAAGTTCTTTGTCTTTTCTTTTTTTTCCTGCACGTGATATATATTTTACTGTATTTCCTAAACTAAATCCCAAATCCCAAGCATCAATAACCTTGATGGCTTCGTATTCATTATTTTTTCCTCCATAATGTTCTGGATGATTTACCTGTTCTTTATTTTCCATTCTATTTCCAAAATAATTGTATTATTAAAATTCCTATCGCCAAAATTAAACAAACTATGGTTTTAAGTGTTAGTGGTTCTTTAAAAATTAACCAACTTAACCATGTAAAAACAACCGCCCCAACACTAAACCCAATCAACCTTGAAGGCCACATTTGACCATTAAACGCTATTATCATGTTTTTTACAGAATACATAAATAACATAGATATTGGTATTCCCATCAACACGGTTAACCAATAATTATTTTTTATCCATTCATATTTTAAAGGTCCTTGAAGTTGAAAGAATGTTGACACTTGAGCTAAAAAACCAAAGAAAATCCCCACTAATAACGCCCATCCATTAACCATTATTCCTCTTCTCTGTATTCTTTTAACAACTCTTCATTTGTAACTGTTCCGTATTTACCGCTCAGTTCATCTACGTTTATTTTGGTATTCATTTTCATGGTAATCTCCATTAATGTTTCCGTACTTTTAAGTGATTTTATAATTTCTAAAACAACTTTATATGAATCAGCGTTAGATGCCGGTCTTCTATCTTCAATATACCCTTTCCAATTTTCGGCGGTTGATTTTGGGATTCTAATTGATGCCCCTCTATCACCAACACCATAACTATATTTTTCAATTGATTGTGTTTCGTGTTTTCCTGTAAGTCTTAAATTATTTTCAGAACCATAATTTTTAATATGGTCATGATGTCTCGAACCAAATGTATTGAAAATTGCCTGAAAATATTCATATCCACCTAGTGTTCTCATTCTTTCATTTGAAAAATTGGTATGCATCCCTGAACCATTCCAGTCACCTTTAATTGGTTTTGGATGTAAAATTATTTCATAGTTGTACTTTTCTGAAAGTCTATGTAAAAAATATCTTGTCATCCATAAATCATCGGCAGCCTTTAAACTTCCTTTAGAAAAAACTTGGTATTCCCATTGTCCTAATGCGACTTCAGCATTAATACCTGTTATTTCCATACCATACATTAAACATAACGCCATGTGTTCCTCAGCAAAACCCCTTCCAACAACATTATGTCCAACTCCACAATAATATTTTCCTTGGGGTTCTAAATGTGGGGTTTCGTGGCCTAAGATATTATTTGTTTTTGAATTTTTAATAAAATATTCTTGTTCGAAACCAAACCACAAATCTTCTTGGTTTTCAACTTTTGACCTAATGTTTGATTCGTCGGGTGTACCGTCTGAATTTAATACTTCACATAAAACATATACCCTGCTATTTTCTAAAGGAAAAGATTTTTGAGTATAATATCTTACAGGTTTTAATATTTTATCTGAATTTTCTGTGTTTGCTTGATTTGTTGATGACCCATCGAAACTCCATTCTGGAAATTTGAACTCATTCACATTTGTATTAATTTCTTCAACTTTTACTTTACTTCTAAGGTTTGGTTCTGGAGTATATCCATCTAACCATACATATTCTAAGGTTACTTTCA